CAAGAAAGTTTAAAAAAGTTCCTAAAACTAAAAAAGGTGTTCCTAAAGTATACTTGCAAGGTGCAAAAAATCCTAAAGCAAGAGAAGCAGAAATAAAACGAACTGCTAGCCTTTACAAAAAAGGTAAATTAACTCCTGCTATGATGGATAAAATAAGCAAACAGAGGAGTAAAAGTTAATGGCAGCAACACCCCCAAAGAAAAAAGGTAAATATTCTTCTATTCCTGGAGCAGGTAAGTTTTCTAAAAGTAAATTAGATTCAGTTTATAAAAGAGGTCTTGGTGCGTATTATTCTTCTGGGAGTAGACCAAAAACTTCTGCTCATGCGTGGGCGATGGGAAGAGTCAAAAGTTTCGTAACAGGAAAAGGTGGAGCTAGAAAAGCAGATGCTGACTTGTTGAAAGGTACAAAGAAAAAGAAAACAACATGAGCTATTTGCAAAGTAACATTCCTTATTTTAAGTGTTGGGTGCGAAAAGAGTACACCCATAACCATGAGAAATATCATGGTGAGTTTTTACACGCTATGGCTATCGCTGTTACAACTATTCCAAATAGGTGTTTAAGCTTTCAGGTGATATTCACAGGTAACGAAGCAGAAGGCGAAGAAGAAGACACTGTTCATGGCGGTGCAATGTGGGCTAGGATGCCTATTACAGCATTAGTTGCAGATATACCCGTTGAAGAGTGGGCAGAGCCTATGGAAACATATGACGCTCAGCCTTGGGATTGTGCTTCACATTATCATTCTGTTTATGTGATGGATAGAACAACCCCTTGTCCTTGGTTGGCAAAAATTAATGGAGAGTTTTTTCCTGCAAAGTATATGTTTACTGTAGATTATACTAACAGTGAAATCGCAGATGATCCTGCACAGCATAAACAATCACATGTTTTACAGTTACTTGACGCAGGAGTATGGACAGGTAATATTGTTGCGTTACCTAACAACAGGGTCAGAGTAACTCACCCTGCTTGGTTTGCGACAGGCGAAGGTGCTCCTGATTTTAGACCATCTCAACATATACACTATTCAAAGTCTGATTTAGACTATACACTAGACGTGAATAGGGTTTTTGATAATCTTTATAATCAGGAGGGCAACGATGAGTAAAAAGCTTGTTGGAAATCAAAAAAAGCTAGACCGTAATAAAAACGGCAAAATTGATAGTGGTGACTTTGAACTTATTAACAAGGAGAAGAACATGAAAAAGAACATGAAAAAGAAACCTAAGGGAATGAAAAATGGCGGTAAGGCTATGAAGCCTAAAGGCATGAAAAATGGCGGTAAGGCTATGAAGCCTAAAGGCATGAGAAACGGTGGTAAGACAATGAAGCCCAAAGGCATGAGAAATGGTGGAAAAATGATGAAACCTAAAGGCATGAAAATGGGTGGCAAAGTGATTAAAGGACCATATAGTTAATGGCAGTTTCAGGATCAGTCGATTTTGAACCAGATGTAGCAGAGTACGTTGAAGAAGCGTTTGAGCGTTGTGGTTTAATTGTATCTACAGGATATGATTTAAAAACAGCAAGACGTTCTTTAAATTTACTTTTTGCAGACTGGGCAAATCGTGGGCTAAATCGTTGGACTATCGAGCAGGTATCCTTACCTTTAGTTACCGATATTGCCGATTATCCTGCAGGAATTTTAACTATGACCGTAGGAGCTAGTGGCTCTTTTACGGTGGGTGAAACAATCACAGGTGGTACAAGTGGCGCGACTGCTTCTATAACTAGCGTCACATCATCTACTGTTATTGCTATAACCATACCTTCTGGAACTTTTGTTGCTACAGAAACAATTACAGGTAGTACGAGCGGTGCGACTACAACCGTTACGGCTGCTGTTGATTTTACTAATGTTAGAAGCACTATAGATATTTTGTCTGCAGTTATAAGACAAAATGCAGGTGCTTCAACTCAATCAGATATTTCTATAAGTAGAATAAGTCGTGACACTTTTATAAATATCCCGAGCAAACGAACAACTGCACGACCTTCACAATTTTATATAGATAGGCAAATCACACCTGTTGTAAAATTGTGGGGAACTCCTGATGCAACAACATACACGCTTGTTTTTGACAGGCTTGTAAGAATAGATGATGTAGATAACCCACAAAATACGGTAGATGTGCCGTTTAGGTTTTATCCATGTTTAGCAGCAGGATTAGCCTACTATATCAGTTTGAAAAAAGCACCGAATCGAGTGCAACTGTTAAAAGCAGTGTATGAGGAAGAATTTGAAAGAGCTGCTGCGGAAGACCGCGATCGAGCCAGTTTAACATTAACCCCTAGTAGAGATTATTATACGTTTATAAGATGAAATTTGCAAGTGGACAATACGCTTTAGCTTTATGTGACCGATGCGGTCAACAATATGATTATCTTTCATTGCGTGAAGAATGGAACGGTTTGAGAGTATGTCCTGAATGTTATGAAGAAAAGCACCCTCAATTAGAACCAAGTCCTGTTCCGTTTGAGCCAGAAGCTTTGTGGCATCCTCGTCCCGATAGAAAAGAACCTGTAGAAATACTTGTAGGTCAAAATACATTTCCTCTTTTTACCAAAACGTCGATACAAGGAATTAGCTCTGTAGGGAAAGTAGAGGTTACAACATGAGTTTTACCTATTCAACCTTAAAACAAGCTTTAAAAGATTATACTCAAAACGATGAAGTTTCTTTTGTTTCTAATCTGCCAATGTTTATCAGACTTGCAGAAGAGCGCATACTAAAATCAGTACAATTAAATCTTTTTCAAAAGAATGCTTCGGGGTCTATGACTGCAAGCAATAAATTTTTAAATTGTCCTGTAGATTTTTTAGCTCCTAATTCTGTATCAGTTACCAACAATAGTAATTTTGAGTTTTTAGACTTTAAAGAGTTAGAGTTTGTACAATCTTATAACCCTAACCCCTCAACCACAGGAACTCCTAAATATTACGCACAGTTTGATGTAGACAATTTTATAGTAGCTCCTACTCCTGATAGTAATTATGCTGTAGAAATAAGTTATTTTTATCGTCCTCTTAGTTTGACAGCAAGTTCGTTTACCTTGACTTTAACAAGCGTGGTAGGAACTTTTACAGCAAGCGATACAATAACAGGAGGCACAAGTGGAGAAACGACTGATGTTGTTTCCGTACCTTCCTCTACTTCACTTATTGTTACAATTCCTAGCGGTGATTTTACTGTTGGTGAAACCATTACAGGAAGTTCTAGCGGAGCAACAGGCACGTTATCAAGTATAGGGTCTGATTCTACCCTTTCTTGGATTAGTGAAAATGGTGAACTTGCTCTACTTTACGGAGGATTAATTGAGTGTTATACTTATATGAAAGGTGATCAAGAAACCATGAATATGTATAACTCTCGTTATGCGGAATCTCTTGCAAGACTTAAAAACTTAGGCGAAGCTAAAGAAGTGACAGATGAATACTTATCAGGATCTATAAGAAAGGCTAGGACATAATGTTCACAGAATCGTTAGGTATGTCTAATAACTTTTCTGTTACGGTTGAAACTACAGACAACAGGGGGTTTACTCCAGAGGAAACAGCCAAAAGATGTGTCGATAAAATAGTTGGCATATCTGACAATGCTCACCCTGCAATACGTGATCAAGCTCATGCTTATCGCAAACAAATGGAAACGATTATTGCGTTGTACATGAAACAAGCTATTAAAAGTGATAGAACTACTATATACAACGCATTAAAAGATTCTGGAAACCCGAAACTTGCAGAATATATAAGGAGAATGTAATGGCTTTCACGGGAAATTTTCTGTGTACCTCTTTTAAAACAGAACTTTTAAAAGGTGTTCACAACTTCACTGCTACGACAGGCAACACTTTTAATATCGCATTGTACGACAATAGTGCTTCATTTACAGCAGCGACAACAGGATACACTACTAGTAATGAAATTAGTGGAACCAATTATACGGCTAAAGGACAAGCTTTAAATCCTGTTACGCCTACAGCTAGTGGAACAACAGCATTAGTTGATTTTGCTGATGAGGTGTTTAGTAACGTAACAATCTCAGCGGTAAGAGGGGCGTTAATATTTAATGATACAGCAACAGGGGATCCTTCTGTAGCTGTATTAGATTTTGGAGCAGATAAAGCAGCAAGCTCTGGTGATTTTACCATAGTGTTTCCTACAGCAGATGCGAGTAATGCTATAATTAGGATAGCCTAATGTCTGACATTATCGTTGCACTTCATGGGTGGAATAGCGTCACCAGAGGATGGAACGAAGGCGCGTGGAACTCAGAAGTTGTACTTCCTGGAGCCACTGGTTCTGTAGGTGCAACTACAGTCATTGCTAACTCAAACCTTTCAGTCACTGGACTTGCAGGTACAGGTGCGGTTGATTCTGTCTCTATTACTGGGGATGCAAATGTTTCCGTTACAGGAGTCGCAGGAACTTCTGCACTAGGTAATACGTTTGAGACAAATGTAGGAGTAAGTGCAACAGGGAGTGTAGGTTCTTCTACAATTACTGGGGATGCAAATATATCTGTTACTGGCGTTGCAGGTACTACCTCTTTAGGTAATGTTTTTGAAACACAGATGGGTGTGTCAGGAACTTCTGCAATAGGCAATACGTTTGAGACAAACGTAGGGTTAAGTGCCACTGCTACGATTAACAGTGCTCAAATAGAGACTTTATCAGGTGTAACTATTGAAGCTACAGGGTTTGGTCTCACTGCTTCTTTAGGAAACATTAAACCGATCTGGAGTCAAGTTTCACCTAGTCAGACTCCCAATTTTAGTGCAGTATCACCAAGTCAGACCCCTTCTTGGATAGATATAGCAGCATAAGGAGATAAAATATGGCAAGTGTATATACAAATGATTTACGATTAGAAGAAATCGGGTCAGGTGAACAATCAGGAACGTGGGGGGATACAACTAACACGAACCTTGAATTAATTGCAGAAGGCTTTAGTTTTGGCACAGAAGCTATAACGACTAATGCAGATACACACACCTCTACTGTTGCGGATGGGGCTACAGACCCTGCTCGCTCTATGTATATTAAATATACAGGTACACTAGATTCTACATGTACGATTACAATAGCCCCAAATACTTTATCAAGAGTTCATTTTATTGAAAACGGCACAAGTGGTGATCAAGACATTATTATAAGCCAAGGTTCTGGTGCAAATGTAACGATCCCTCCAGGAGATGTTAAGGCTGTTTATTTAGACGGTGCAGGATCAGGAGCTGCTGTTGTTGATGCTTTTGCCTCGTTGAATGTTGGTTCTTTTACATCTGAGGGTGCGTCTACAATAACAACTGCTGATAATTCAGACACTCTTACTTTAAAGTCAACAGATGCAGATGCAAGTGTTGGACCAAATTTAAATTTATATCGTAACTCTTCTAGTCCTGCTGATAATGACATAGCAGGTAGAATACAGTTTAATTCTCGTAATGATAATTCTCAAGATGTTACATACTCAGAATTGTATATTACGACTCCTGATGTGTCTGATGGTACTGAAGATGGTCAACTTCATATTGATACAATGGTTGCAGGTACTTCAAGAAGTCGTGTAAAGTTAACGCCTTCTGAAACAGTATTTAACGAAAACTCTATAGATTTAGACTTTCGTGTTGAGTCTAATGGCATCGAGAATATGTTATTTGTTGATGGTGATGAAGACAAAGTGTTTATAGGACACAATACTACTCACCAATATGACGCTTACGGTGCTGAAATAATTATGCAGATAGAAGCTGCTGGGACTGCGCCATACGCAGGAATTGGTATGATTCAAAACTCTAACGATTCTGATCCCGCCCCTTTAATATTTGGTAAAAGTAGAGGAAATTCTCTTGGTTCTACTACCATCGTACAAGATGGAGATTTATTAGGTAGAATAGAATTTCAAGGTATGGACGGTGGTGACCTTGAAACAGCCGCATCTATCTTTGGTGTGGTAGACGGTACTCCTGGAGCAAATGATATGCCAGGAAGACTGATTTTTAATACTACAGCCGATGGTGCTAATTCTGCAAGTGAAAGGATGAGGATAGATAACAGCGGTGGCGTTTCTATCGGTAGCGGTGCTAATGCCGTTGGCATACATTCTCTAGCTAAAGTTTTAGAAATATCTGGTGGAGATGGTGGCGACTTAATACTCGGAAACAGTGTTTCTACTAACATTGGGTCAGGTGCTCATATTGGAGCATTAGCTTTTAAAAATATTGATAATAGTCTAGGAGTTGCTCCAAATTATGCGGGAATAAGATGTGAATCAGAAGACACATCTGGAAACATGGACTTACGGTTTTACACAGGTACTACAAAACTGGAATCAGACGAACCTAGAATGACTATAAACAGTGGCGGTGCTGTGATGATAGGTGAAATTAACGAGGTAACCAATGGTGCTGATCTAAATGTAACAATGGTAAGCGAAGACACAGGGTTTTCTTTAGCGTGTCGCTCTGCAACGGATGGTCATACACCTTATATCACTTTTCAAAAAACACCTGCTACTTCTGGAAACTACACCGCAACAGGAGTTGATGATTTTATAGGTTTAATTAATTTTAAAGGTGTTAACACAAGTGCTGTTGCCAATGAAGCAGCAAGAATACAAGTTATTCAAAGTGCTACTTCATCTTCTTCTGTTCCTGCGATAATGAAAATTGAAGTTGGTGCTATTTCAAATTGTTTACAAATAGCTCCAAACTCCACCTCTGGTGTTGCTATTGGTATGGGAACGACTGCTGTATCAAGAAGATGTGATATACGAAGCACAAACATAACAACATTAGGTGTTTTTTATCAAGATTTGTCTGATGTCTCAATGATGCAAATGGGTCATTCTAGGGCAACAGGTGGTAACAACGCTACAATGATTCAGTTTCAAAATGCAGCAGGAGTTGAAAAGGGAACGATAAAAACAACCACTTCAGCAACCTCTTATAACACATCGTCAGATTATAGGTTAAAAGAGAATGTAAGCTATGATTGGGATGGAACTACTCGTCTCAAACAATTAAAACCTGCAAGATTTAATTGGATCGAAGATGAAACAAATACTTTAGTAGATGGATTTCTTGCACACGAAGCATCTGGTGCTGTACCAGAATCAGTATTTAACGATAAAGATGAAACAAAAACTGTTACCAATGCTGTTTTAAATTCACATGGTAATGTAATTGAAGAAAATATAACAGAAGCGGACTGGATAGCAGGAAAAACTGAAAAAACAGATTCAGAAGGAAATAAAATTGAACCTACCTACGCATCTGATACAAGTTGGGTAGCAAGCAAAGTAGTACCAGTTTATCAACAAATTGATCACTCGAAACTTGTACCCTTATTAGTAAAAACAATACAGGAGCTAGAGGCTCGTATTACCGCACTGGAGGCATAAAAGATGGCAATAACTTACACATGGGACATAGTAAATCTTTGGCGTGAAAATTCCGACGGTGGTGTTTATCGTGCACAATGGCGTTGCACTGGTGTTGATGAAAATGGCAACAGAGCAAACAAGACAAACTCTTGTGAATTTACTTATGATGCCTCTGCCTCTGGTTTTATCCCATATGCAGACATTACACTAGACAAAGCTTTAGGTTGGGTCTGGGGTAAAATATCAAAAAGTGAAATTGAAAGTGCAGTAGCTACATTACAACCTTTAGCTTCCACAACTTCTTCTAAAGGAGTTCCTTGGGAAAAAGAAGAAAAATCTGAAGAAAGCAAAAAGGAAAATAATTATTTAGAATAGTTTAACCTTAACACCGAAAAGGAGAACAAAATGGCTGATGAAAATGTATTAAGTATTGATGGCAAAGGCTATGCTGAAGCTGATCTTAGTAACCAACAAAAGTATTTAATCGCACAGTTGAAAGATCTGTCTGTTAAAGCTAACAAATTGCGAGCTGATTTAGATCAAGTTCAACGAGCAGCAGATAGCTTTCAACAAGAACTTCTAGAGTCTTTTAAAAAGAACGCCGAAGAAGTTTCTGCAGAGGCTAGTTAAACAACAGAATTAAAGGATTGAGATGCCTCTAACTAAGTTACAATTTCGTCCTGGAATAAACAGAGAAACAACTTCCTATAGTAATGAGGGCGGTTGGTTTGATATGGATAAAACTCGGTTTAGGTTCGGGTTCCCAGAAAAAATTGGTGGTTGGATCAAGCAATCTATTAATGCTTATTTAGGAACGGCTCGTTCTTTACATCCTTGGGTAGCGTTGGATGGCAGCCAATATTTAGGTGTAGGGACACATCTCAAGTATTACATTAATGAAGGTGGTGCTTTTAATGATATTACACCCATAAGAGCAACCACAACAAACGGGATTACTTTTGCAGCTACAAATGGATCTTCTACTATAACAGCTACTGATGATAATCATGGGGCAGCTATTGGTGATTTTGTAACTATTTCAGAAGCAGTTAGTCTTGGTGGTTTGATTACTGCAGATGTGTTGAACCAAGAATATGAAATTGTTGCCGTACCTACTGTGAATACGTTTACGTTTGTAGCTCGTACCGTTTCTTCTATTGGCAGTATAACTACAACTTCAGGATTAAATCCTACCCCTGTTGTGGCAAACTCAAGTGATACTGGTAATGGTGGATCAAATGCTGACGCAGCATATCAAACTACTATCGGTTTAAACACCTCACTTACAGGTAATGGTTGGAGTGCAGGAACATGGGGTCGTGGTACTTGGGGTTCTTCTTCAAGTTCATCTGTAGTAGGAGCGACGTTACGCATATGGAGTCATGATAATTTTGGTGAAGATCTTTTAATAAATGCTCGCGATGCTGGTATTTTTTATTGGGATAAATCTAATGGAATAACAGCCCGAGCAGTAGAGCTTTCTAGTTTAGCTAGCTCAAATCTAGCCCCTACTATTGCTAAAAAAGTTTTAGTTTCTGATGCAGATAGACATATAATAGCTTTTGGTTGTGATCCCGAAACTGCCATAGGTACACAAGACCCCTTACTTATAAGGTTTAGTTCGCAAGAAAGTTTAACTGATTGGCAGAGTTTGCCTACAAATACGGCAGGTGAATTACGGATTGGTTCAGGTAGTGAGATCATAACTGCGATAGAAACACGCCAACAAGTATTAGTTTTTACAGATACATCGCTTCACGCTATGCAATTTATAGGACCACCTTTTACATTCGGTATTAATGCAATATCAGAAAATATAACTATTGCAGGACCTCTTGCAGCTATAGCTGTTGAAGATATGGTGTTTTGGATGGGTCAACAAGAGTTTTATGGTTACAGTGGGGGAGTACAAAGATTACCTTGCACTGTTCGTGATTATGTATTTAACGATTTTAACGAAAAACAAACTGAAAAAGTAACAGCAGCGACCAATACTTCGTTTTCTGAAGTATGGTGGTTTTATCCGAGTGCATCTAGTGATGAGAACGATAGGTACGTTATTTACAATTATCAACAGAAAATTTGGTATTACGGAAACTTAGCTAGAACTGTTTGGTTAGATAGAGGTATAGAAACTTTACCAATAGCAGCAGGAACAGATCATTTCTTATATTCGCATGAAATTGGTTTTGATGATGGTAGCACTAGTCCTGTTTCGCCTATATCGGCATATATAGAATCAAGTCAATTTGATATAGGTGATGGAGATAATTTCACATTTATCAACAGGTTAATACCTGATTTAACTTTTAGGGATTCAACCTCTGGTTCTCCTAAAGCTACTTTTACATTGAAAACACGGAACTTTCCTGGAGGAGATTATTTACAATCTGACGCTAAACCAGTAACACAATCTTCCGCAGGATCAACAACAGTTGTAGAACAATTTACAAATCAAGTAAATGTACGTCTTAGAGGTAGGTCATTTGCACTACGAGTTGATTCAGGGGAAACAGGCGTAGCATGGAGGTTAGGTTCTCCTAGAGTAGATGTTAAGCCAGATGGAAGAAGATAATGTCGAGAAATTTAGTCTTACCATTTTTTCCTGTACCGCCAGAACAGTACGACCAACAGTATATGACAGAAATTATGAGAGCTTTTTCTATTTATTTGACACAAATGCAAAATCCAGGAGAAGGTAGACATACAGAATTAGTTCTTACAAACCTACAAACAGATGACCAAGGGTTAGAAGTAGGAGCAATATTTAAATCTGGAACAACAGGAAATTTAAAAATAACAACAGCAGATGTTCCTAATCTTCGAGGAAACTCTGCAACAGGTTCGGTAGGAAGTGTTACGGTGACTGTTTGAGTATTATTAAAGAAATATGTAGGTTGCGATATTATGCAGTTGACGCTATTATAAGTTCAGCGTCTCTTCAGGAACTAACGCTTCCTGCATATTTCCCCCAAGAAAGACATAGGTGAAAAATGCAAGGTATAGAAACATTAGGTTATGAAGTTGTAGAAACTAATCCTATAGAAGCTTTGATGGCAGAAGGTGGGATAGCACAACACCAACAAGCAGCAGAGATGTTAGCTGATTTTGGACGTAATGGTGATACCTATATAGTTCATGCTGCTGAAGGTGAAACAGTTTTACCTTTAGAAGTGTTAGAAAATAACCCACGACTTAAAAATATGATCTATACCCAAATGGAAGAAATGGGTTTAGAACCAGAGCGATATGTTGTTGGTAATGAATTAAACTCCCTTAATCCAGAAACAGGACAACCTGAATTCTTTTTTAAGTTTATTAAAAAAATTGTGAAAAAAGTTGTTAATGTTGTTAAGAAAGTAGCTCCAGTTGTATTAGCTGTTGCAGCTCCTATCTTGCTTCCTGCGATGCCTGTTGCTTTAGCAGCAGGACTAGGCAGTACCGCAGGTAATTTGATTCAAGGAAAAAGTTTAAGTGATTCATTAAAAGCAGGGGCGGTGACAGGTTTAACCGCAGGTGTAGGTAATATGGTCACAGGAGGGTCGTTTTTAGGCTCTAGTATTGATCCTGCAAATGTAGCAGGAGTGCAAAATCTAGGTACTATGTTTACACCTGATAATCCGTTTACTTCAGAAATTGCTGCAAACCTTACAGGAGTTGGTGCTCAGGTAACACAGGGAGGAGGTCAAGTAGGTAGCGGTGTGCTTAAACAAGACTTTACAGGTGCAGAGACAGGTACAGGTGTAGGTACAGGTGTAGAAACAGGTGTAGAAACAGGTGTAGAAACAGGTGTAGAAACAGGTGTAGAAACAGGTGTAGAAACTGGGATTAACACTGGTGTTGAAGGTGTTGTTTCAGAAGTGGTTCAACCTAAAACATTTATAGATGGTTTAAAATCTGCCTTTACTCCAGGAGATGATTATGGGTTTGGGGATTTTTGGTCAGAGTTTTTAAGTCCAGGACGTGAAAGTATATCAGCAGCAGCTCAAGAAGGTTATAAAACTGATCTAGCTAATTTTCAACAGTTGTATCCTAATGCAGACGCAAGTACATATACAAATTTTATAAGTCAACTTGATTCTAAATATGCTCCTGGATTGTTTGAAAAATTTGGTCCTGTTGTTGGCACTACTTTAGCAGGAGGTTTAGCAAGTGATACTCTACTAGGCACAAATATCGTTACTCCACCAGAAGAAGAAGTTGTAGATTTAGAAGGGTTGCAAAATAGAGGAGCTGATTTGTTAGCTTCTGATCCTGAAACATATGGTATTGACGATAGTTATTTAGGTGGTAATCCTTATTACGACACAACCACAATTACGCCTGTTACAACAACAACAGTTAATCCAGGATTTACATCCCCTGTTGCTCCAGAAGTTGCCCCTGTAGAAACAGGAATACAAACAGTAGCAACAGATATTCCAGGATCAGTGATTGCTAATCCTAATGCTCAAAACCAGTATGCAGGAATGACAAGTGGCGATTATTTCTCACAAACACCATATAGCAATATCAGTTATTTCCAACCCCCTGTTCCTAGTCCAAATGTTGGTATAAATCCTCCCCCTATATACAGTTTTGCCTCTGGTGGAGAAATCGTAGGTCCTGGAACACCGACCAGTGATTCTGTACCTGCAATGTTAAGTGATGGTGAATTTGTTATGAATGCTCGTGCTGTAAGAGGAGCAGGAGGTGGTGATCGTCAACAAGGGGCTAAACGAATGTATGAAATGATGCGTTCTTTCGAAAGGACAGCGTAATATGAGTACAACCACAAACATTGTTCAACAACAAGAATCTCCCGCTATTGAGGCGTATAAGCTAGGATTAATGGGCAAAGCCCAAGAGCTTATTGAAAAACCGATAACACTCCCTGCACCTACGGCTGTTGGTGCAGACCCAATGACGCTACAAGCTCAACAACTTGCAACGCAAGGTGTAGGGACGTTTCAACCATTTATAACCTCAGGTAGTCAGTTTGTAACAGATGCAGGAGTACAAGCTCAACTTGCAAACCAGATAGCAGCAGGGATCCCACAAAATTACGTTCCTGCTCAACAAGAAGCTATACAAGGAACAGCTCTTGGCGCTCAAATGGCTCAACAATCTGCTGCTGCAGGAATGCAAGGAATACAAGATCAATTAGCTGCAAGTAATCCTTATCTTACAAGTTCAGTGGGCAATGTAAACCAAGCAGCGATAGATGCACAAAATCAAGCTTTATATGCACAAGGCATGATAGGACAAGCAGGTCAGTTTGGAATGGATTCTGCTGCACTTGGTCAAGCAGGTTTGTTAGGTACAGCAGCCCAATACGATCCTGCTTCTGCACAAGCATTTATGAATCCTTATGAAACTCAAGTTGTTGATCAAGCATTAGCAGATATACAAAGAGCAGGTAATATTCAAGCTCAGACAGATGCAGCTCGAGCAGTTGGTGCAGGAGCATTTGGCGGTTCACGTTCAGGCATTGTAGACTCTGAGCGTGGCAGAAATATATTAGAACAACAAGCTAGAACAGCAGCAAATTTACGAGCTCAGGGTTATGGACAAGCTATACAACAATCAATGGGTGCTCAAGAGTCAGCGTTACAAAGGCAACAACGAGCAGCAGGTTTGTTAGGTCAATTAGGACAGGCAGGGGCAGCCTCTGGTTTGCAAGCAGGACAAAGCACTGGACAATTAGGACAACAGGCTTCACAACAAGCCTTACAAGCAGGACAAATAGGTGGTCAATTAGGTGCTCAATATGGACAAATGGGGCTTGCAGGACAAGAAACTGCTGCTAGATTAGGACTTATGGGTGCTGATATGACTGGTCAGGCAGCAGGACAAATAGGGCAACTTGCATTACAAAGAGCTCAATTAGGTCAACAAGCAGTAGGGCAAGCACAAGATAGTGCAAAAACATTAGCTATGCTAGGACAAACATCAGCAGGGTTAGGTCAACTAGGTCAACAAATGCAAATGACAGATGTAGATGCTCTTGCTAAACTAGGAGCTCAGCAACAAGTTCTTGACCAAGGAGCAGCTGACCAACAACAACAATTTGAATTACAACAAATTTATCAACCTTATCAAAAACTCGGTTTTTATAGTGACATTTTACAAGGAGCACCATCTACCTCTATGTCCGTTTCTCAAAACACAGCCCCCAAAGCTTCTATGTTAAATCAGATAGTTGGTGCAGGAATCGGTGGGCTAGGCATAGCAAACGCAGCTCAAAACGTAGGGATAATATAAATGGCAGAATTTGCACAGCGACCTATGGTTGCTCAGGGTATGCCCCCCTCTGCGCCTAATGCAGTAGGGACAGGTATTACTTCTGGGTTAGTACCAGAAAATAACGACCCAATAATCAAACAGGGGATGCAACAGTTTGAAACTGCTGTAGACGGTTTGTATAAAAATTTAGACCAATCAGAAAGCATAGAAGATGTTATGAATGCTGTAAGGGGTGATAAAAAACCCATGGAAGCTAGAGTAGACGAACTAGCAGAGTTGGTTGGTGAAAAGGATGCTAAGAAAACTCCTGAATCGGTGTTAGCAGTTATGCAACCATACTTTCAAATCCTTGAGATGGTGCAAGCCCAAGCGAGCGACGCAGCTCCTGGAGGAATTGCAAATGCTCCAATGGCAGGGGGTCGGCAGTCCACTGTAAATTTTAAGAACGCCTCTCCAATCCAAGCTCCAGGATCGGATGAGGCGGCAATGCGTGTAGCTATGGGAGAAACACCAATTAAACTAGCTCCAGGAGGAGAAGTTAATGTAGGTCAGGGTATTATTCCAGGAATCCCTTCTTACATAAATACTCCATACCCTACTTATACAATGCCTGATTATGGTGGGGTGCAAGATTACGCTAAACAGTTTATGGATATACGAAAAGCTATGGGGGTAAAAGATGCCCCTACTGATGTAGCGCAGATTATGGCTAATCAAAATAAGTTTTTAGACCAGTTTAAAATTGAACCAAGAAGTAGAGAAGAAATACTTGCAGAACAACAAGGATTTTTTGGTGACCAAGATCGCAAAGATATGGAGACGCAAGGCTCTTTAGCATTAGCTAAATTTGGAGCTCAAGTTGCTCAAACTCCAGGATCTTTATTACAAGCTCTTACGGCTAATGTGCCTTCTATGGCTACTGATATGTCTAAAGTAGCTGCTCAAAAAGCCGCTTTAGATCGCCAACAAAAAGAATTCGCTTACAGTACAGCAGCAGCCGAGGAACGTGAACAACGCACTACGGATCTCAATTTAGCTCTTGATGCTGTAAAAACATCAGCAGCTAATGGCAAAGCAAATGCAGCAGCGACAAATGCTGCTATAGATGCAGCAATGAAGTTTGGTTTTAAAAATGCACAAGATGCAGCGAATCTTGTAAATAAATCAGCAGCAGAAGCTTTTAATGCTCAAATGTTGTTCGCAGGAAAAGAAGAAAAAATTTATGGCGGTATAAATCCTACGACAAATAAATACGAAAGTTTTAGAACACAGTTCGGTCGTGAAGGTCAAGGTCGAATGGCTGTAGATAAAAATGATCCCTTGAAATTAAATGCTATTCCTGAATGGGCTATGCCGATAAGTAATTCCGATCATTTAGCAATGACTCAAAAAGGTGGTACAGATTGGTCAAAAGCACAGAAAACAACATTTACTATTCCTAGCAATACCTCTTCTGATGGTTGGCAACAAGTTGAAGGTGTATTTGTTCCAGGATCAGGATATTATTTAACTCCAGATGGTGGATACGAAAACGCAGAAAGACCACCTAAAAATAGTATTGTGGGACCGAAAAGTGAAGTAGTAAATGTAGCTGCACCTGATAGTGTTGGAAGAATTTATGTAACTGTAAAACCACCAAACGGTGAATCTTACAGCTATTTGTCGGGTATACAAAGACTTAATGCAAATGGTGAGCTTGTATCGATCAATGTAAGCAACCCTGCATATAGTTTGCAAAAAGCTGAATTTTCTAGAAATGATGCAGGGGAACGAGTTTACGAAGGTGGTAATCCTCTTGTATATGAAAAAGCTCCGATTGAAACTGCTTTTGAAGAATTAACGACAGCACAAATAGAAAAAAGCAGGGGTAAAGTAGAAGCTCATGTATATACTCTTGAAGCAGGGGAACAATTATTAGCACAAATGCGTGATGTTATCGGTCCTGTAGCCACACTAAAAGCTATCTCTACTAATAACATTTCTGCTTTCCTTCCTCAAGGAAAGTTGAAAGAATTAAGTCAATTCTTTAAAACTTCTAGAGGCAGAGAGGCGTTACTATTGTTTGAAAGAACAATACAAAAATCAGAAAACTTGAGTGATCGTTACGCTGTTGCAGAGCAAAATATTATTGCTGAGTTAGCTCCTAAACTTTCTTTCTTTAAAGACCCCGAAGGAGCTATGGTAGAGTTCCAGAAATACTTAAATTCTGTTCAAAACAGGTTAGCAAATGAGCGACATTCTCTAGACCCAACTAAACCAAGATTAGCTCTTGATCTTATGCCTACTGGTAGTAAAAGAGATCCATTTAAATTTTATGACCCTGCTCTTCCTGCAGGAGCAACTTCACATTTTGATTATTTAACTATGATTGCAAGTGATACTACGCAACCTGCCGATTTATCCAGAATTAATGTAAGTATAACAGGACCACAATTAGAATATATTATGCGGAATAGCACTGTTCCTAATAAAGAAAACACATATAAGAATAAGGATGGAACATATAAAGACGAAATTCTCGTAAATGCAAATACAATGATATCTTTAGCAGGACAATAACATGGCAGGATTAACAGAAGAAGATATTAAAAATCTCGGTGCTTTAACTGAATCGCCTAAAGTAGATCCTTTAGGAAAAATTTCTAGTGATCAAATTGAAATGGAAGAGGTAGAAACGCTTGGTGGTTCAATTAAAAAACTACCAAGTCGTATTACTGGTCAGCTAGAAGAGGGTTATGGCAAAGATATTGTCACAGATCCAAATAAAAATATTTTTGAAAAAGGGTTGGTAGCAACTTCTGAAACATTAGATACGGTTCTCGGACCATTAGCCAGAGGGTTTAATAGAACACTAGCTTTTTTGCCTGATGCAGCTCTTAATGCTATTACTTCAGGGTTCAATGCTGCGACGGGTTCTGATATAGATAAAGATATACTGTTAAGAATATTTAACTCTAAAGATTTTGAATCACAAAGAGTATTGATACCTTACATTTTAAATTATGGTGTAGATGGTTATGTAGGAACAACTGATCAAGACACTGCTTATGAGCGATACACAGGAGCAGCAGGTGAAGGAGCTGCTATAGCTGTACCTTTTATAGGAGCAAGTAGTAGATATGCTCAAACTTCGGCTAAACTTCCTCAAATTGGTAAAACACTAAAGGACAAAGTTTTAGATACTATGACTAAACCCTTTATAACTTCTCCTGGAACAGCAGTTGTAGCTGAAACAGGATTAGGGGGTATTTCTGCTGTAGGTATACAAGCAGAAGAAGATTTATTTGGCACACAAACAGGACTTGGTGGGTTATTACCTTTTGGAGGACCTGCTATTTATTATGGTGTTAAAAAAGGTGTCGTTACTCCAGTCGGTTGGGCTTTGAAAAAATCGGTTAGCAAGGGTGCAGATGTTGTTGACAACATTAGAGTAGATTCAGGTAAAGTTGAACCGGGATCAGGCAAAAGAGGAGAAGAAGCTCAAGCGATTGTAGATAAACAATTACAAGATGCTGCTGTTGGTAATGAAGCAAATATAAAAAGAGCTATTGAAATTGAAACAACCTTACAGCCATATACTGACGAGCGTATTGTTATTAGTCCTGCAGAAGCTACTTTAGATGCACCTACTTTACAAACGCAGAAAGCAATAGAACAATCAGCTACACCTGAGTTTACAAGAAAAAATCTAGCAAGAAAAGAAAATATCCTCAATGCTATATCAAACTTTATATCTCAAAAATTTACAGGGAATGCTATCGACGATGCTCCCTTAGTTGTATATGATGCAGCTAAACAAAAGTATATGTTGACATTAGGTAGAATAAACAAAGGCGAACAAGATTTATCGACCAAGATTTCTTTATTAACAGATGCTGATACAGGGGTTTATCCTAAAATTAGTAATAGAGGAGAAGCAGGTCAAGAAATCAGACAAATTGTTACAGCCGCTCATACGCAAGCGAAAGAATCAGCAGAAGCTTTAGCTAAAAATTTAAACATAAATAATGCAGATCAAGTAGCTTCTATGGATGCTTTTGAGACAGCTAAAAATGCAGTTCGTAATGCTGTGACTTCAAGGCAGGGTAAAGATGCCCTTAGTTACGAAGGATTAAATAAAACAGTCAAAAATTTTATTGAAAGTGATTTGAAGAAAATTTCTTTTCAAGATTGGAAAATGTTTAGAGACCAAGTAAGCTCACAAATAGGAAAAGCTTTTGCGACTAATAATAAAGCAGACCAAAGAACTTTAGCTATCCTTGGAAAAACATTAGACGATTTAGGTGAAGCGTTTGGTAGAACTAATACAAAATTTAAAGAGTTTCAAAATTATTATGACCAAACAGTAATACGTCCTTTTGAAACAAGTCAGGTAGTAAAGATTTTAGCCAAAGGTAGGGGTGGGACTGGTGATAGACCTGTTTATTTTTTAGCTGATGAGCAGGTAGCAAAAGCATTTTTAAAAGATAGTAATACTGCAAAACAGTTTATGACTTTATTCGGAGACAATGCCTCTCAATTAAGCAATATGCGAGCGGCTGTTTTAGATGAAATCAGGTCAGTGGGTGTAGTTGGCGGTGAGTTTAAACCAAATGCTATCAATAAATATATGAACACTAACAGAGAAACTTTAACAGAGTTAGGCTTATTTGATGAACTTGCTGATACTCAAAATTTAGTAAATCAATTAACTTCTAGAGCAGCTACCTTAGATACTCGTAAAAAAATAATTAATCAGAATGCTATGTATTCTGCGGTAGCTAGAGCTATGAAAGTAGAAGATCCTGAAAAACTTATAAATGATATTCTAAAAAGTCCTAGGTTAGCTCGTGAAGTTAAAACAAAAATAGGGAAAGACCCAGAAACACTAGAGGCGTTTAGAGCAGCAGTCATGCAAAAAGCATTGGGTAATAGCCCAAGTGCTTTAGATAATCCGCTTGATTTTAAAAAGTTTCTTGTTAATAATGAGAGATCACTTAATGCAATATTTGACAAAACACATATAGATAATATGTATTTGATTGCAGATGCTGCTGAAAGAGTTTTTGCAACTCCTATGGTAGCAGGACAAGGAATGAAATCTGAAGACTTAATGTCTAGGTTTGCTTCTAAACTTGGTACGAGTGTAGCAGGAGCTTCTACACGTTTCGTTGCCTTACAAGAGGGCAGGATTGGATCAAAAGCAGCAGCAGCTTATTTTATAACAAGAGGATTGTCTGCAAGATCGGCAGCTCGAGCAGATGCTTTATTTAAAGAGATGATGTTTAATCCTGAAGTAGCAAAGTTATTAGTCAAAGAAGGACCACAAGATTTTAGCATTACCCCAGAAACTAATAGAGCAATAAACTCTATTTTATTTAACATAGGGGTTTTACCTACAGTAAGGGAAAAAACTGGTACAGAAAGTCCTGCAGAAGATTTTCAAATAGAGTTCCCTAAAGCATTTGAGTTACCTGACAATAATGATCAAAGTTCTG